AGAACGCCAGCGAGTCGGACCTTACGATCCTCAAGCAGGCGGGGCTGCAGATCAGCGTGAACGCCTCGAACCCTGCTGTGAAGGACCGGGTCAACGCAGTGGATGCGATGACGCTGAACGCCGACGGTGCACGGCGCTGGAAGATCAACACCGACGCCTGCCCAGCTCTCACCGAGGCGCTGGAACAGCAGGCATGGGGCGCGAACGGCGAACCCGACAAGACAACGGGGCATGACCACCCGAATGATGCGGTCGGCTACTTCCTGGTGAAGCGCTGGCCGATTGTGAAGCGCACGGTTTCGGTGGCGCCTCTGCGCGTGTGAAAGAAGACATGGCCCAAAAAGTACAGAACCAATCCAGCGAAGTGCACGCACTGGCCCAGAACTGGCCCATTGCCGAAGCCCTGCTGGGCGGGACTGCGGCCATGCGCAAGGCGGGAACAACGTTCCTTCCCAAGTGGCCCGGCGAGGAAAAAGAAAGCTACGAAGCCAGACTGGCAACGGCTACGCTGTTCCCCGCCTTCGGCCGCACGCTGGGCGTGATGTCCGGCAAGCCCTTCAGCAAGCAGATCACGCTGGGCGAAGACACCCCGGACAAGATCAAGGCCTGGTGCGAAGACGTGGACCTGCAGGGCAACAGCCTGCACACGTTCGCCGCGATGATGATGGATGAGGCCCTGGGCTTCGGCCTGGCTGGCATCCTGGTGGACTACCCGCGCGTGTCGGGTGCCCGGACCCTGGCCGACGAGCGAGCCATTGGCGCCCGCCCGTACATGGTGGCCGTCCGGCACAGCCAGATCCTGGGCTGGAAGGCTCAGCGCAGCAACGGCGCCACGCTGCTGACGCAGCTGCGGCTGGCTGAAACCAAGGAAGAGGACGACGGAGAATTCGGCATCAAGCATGAGCCGCGCGTGCGCGTGCTGACGCCGGGCGCATGGGCGGTGTACATGCCCGGGGCGAAGGCTGAGGATGACTGGGTGCTGGAAGAAGAGGGCTCCACAACGCTGAAAGCGATCCCGTTCGCGCCGGTCTACGGCCGCAAGCGCGGTTTCATGGATGGCGTTTCCCCGCTGCTGGATCTGGCCTACCTGAACGTCAAGCACTGGCAGAGCCAGAGCGACCAGGACACCATCCTGCACGTCGCTCGGGTGCCCATCCTGGCGCTGATCGGCGGGGACGACCCCGGAGTGGACGGAACGGGCGGCACGCAGCTTACCGTCGGCGCATCCGCTGCCGTGCGCCTGCCGAAGGACGGCGACCTCAAGTTCGTGGAGCACACGGGTGCTGCCATCGAGGCCGGGGCCAAGTCGCTGGAAGCGCTGGAAGACCAGATGATCCAGACCGGCGCCGAGCTGCTAGTGCAGAAGCCCGGACAGCGCAGCGCTACGGAGGCGGCAAACGACGCCGAGGCCAACAAGTCTGAGTTGCAGCGGATCACAGAGGGGTTCGAGGACTCTCTGGATCAGGCCCTGCAGTTCATGGCAGCCTGGGTCAAGGAGCCGCAGGGCGGCCATGCCAGCCTGTTCAAGGACTTCGGCGCGGCCACCCTGACCGAGGCGGGCGCCCAGCTGGTGATCTCCATGCAGCAGGCCGGGTACATCACGAAGGCCACGGCCATCAAGGAGCTACAGCGGCGCGGCATGCTGGCTGCTGACATCGACGCCTTGATGGAGCTTGACGCTGTGCAGGAGGAAGGCCCAGCCCTGGGAACTGTCGGGGCGGTCTGATGGATTCGGTCAACGACCTGCTGCAGTCCGAGGCGATCCGCCATCAGGTGGCGCTGCAGGGGCTGAGCAACAACGTGGTGGCGCGGATCATCGCCACATTGAATCGTTCCGATAAGCGCATCTTCGCGGAACTGGCCGACCGGCTGGAGCGCATGGACGCCACCAGCTTCTCCATAGAGCGGCTGGAATCCATGCTGACCAGCGTGCGCAGCATGAGCACCCAGGCATTCGCCGAGGTGGAGCGGGAATTGACGCAGGAGCTGCGGGACTTCGTGGCATACGAGGCGGCCTACCAGAATCAGGTGCTGGTAGCCCATGTGCCCGTGGTGGTGCAGGTGGCCAGTGTGGCGCCCGAGGCTGTGTATGCGGCCGCCATGTCCCGCCCGTTCCAGGGCGTGATGCTGCGCGAGGTGTGGAAAGAGCTGGACGCCAAGAAGATGCGCCAAGTGCGCCAGGCCATCGCCAGCGGCTTTGTGGAAGGCAAGACCACCGACCAGATCATTCGGGAGCTGCGCGGCACGCGGGTGAAGGGGTTTGCAGACGGCCTGATCGAGGTGACGCGCCGGGATGCCGAAGCGGTGACCCGAACGGCGCTGGGCCACATGGCACGGTTCGCTCAGGACATGACGGTAGAGGCGAACACAGAACTGATCAAGGCGCTGGTGTGGTCATCGACCATCGACCTGCGGACCTCTCCACCGTGCCGGGCCCGTGACGGCAAGAAGTACACGACCGCGCACAAGCCCATCGGGCACGCGTTGCCTTGGCTGGGCGGCCCTGGGGCGCTGCACTGGCGTTGCCGCAGTCATGCGACCTACGTGCTGAAAAGCCACCGCGAGCTGGGCATTGATGTGCCGGAGGTTGTGGTGGTGGGCAAGACCCGGGCGAGCATGGACGGGCAGGTGCCGGCAGAGACGACCTACGCCGAGTGGCTGAAAAAGCAGTCGTCGGCGCGGCAGATTGAAGTTCTGGGCCCCACGCGGGCGCGGCTGATGAGCGAAGGTAACCTGCCGCTGGAGCGGATGTACTCGCAGAACGGGCGGTATCTGACGCTGGACCAGCTCAGGGAGAAGGACGCGGAGGCTTTCAAGCGGGCCGGAATATGATGCGCGGGTGCCAGAACTCCGCATAGTCCCACCCGCTGAACCCGACGCCAAGCAGGCCGCCATCGAGCGCGTCAAGGCCATGAAGCGCGCGCCGGGCATGTTGCAGTGCTCAAAGTGCGGCGGCAGGGACACCATGACGGTTGTCACTGGCTCCTACATCGGCCAGGACGGCAAGATCAAGCGCGGCACGGTGACGGCTGACAAGGTCTGCTACCACTGCGACAAGAAGGGAATTCTCAGCTTCATGGTGCAAGACCCGCCAAAGCTGGTGAAGGAGCCGAAGCCCAGGCGGACGAAGCCAAGGAGTGTGAAGTGAGAAGCGTCGATGAACTGGCGGATTTTTTCGACGAGGCAGCGCCTGTATCGGGGAGATTTATTGACTATCCCGCGACGATTGCCGCCTTCGAAGATTTGCAGGATTTGCCCGAGGTTGACCGTATGACCTTGGTTCTATTGAGTGGCATAAATGTCAAGGAGCTGCAGCAGAAGTTTCAAACGCTACACAGAGAGCCTCCTTTTTCGGAGCAGTGGAGCGGTCTTGCAAAGGCTCTGCGCGAACTGCCGAAAGGCCTAGCAGATCAGCCAGAGGCTGTTATAGCCACCGACACTGCTGGGTTGTTTGACCAGTAGCTGATAACCAATACCAACAACCCGCCCAGGGCAACCTCGGCGGGTTTTTTCATGCCCAGACGCCGGATGGCTGAGGGCGCATCGGGCCGGATGGCTCATTCGCACGTAGGTGGAAGCCTGCGAGAAAGCAACCAAACCATGCCATTCAAGTACGACGCCGAGGGCAACCTCGTCACCCAGGAAATAAACGGCAAGAAACTGCCGGTGTTCATCAATGCGGAATCGCGCGAATCGCCGTTCGACGCAGACGGCACCGTGGCCACGATCAGCCGCCTCAACGGTGAGGCCAAGAGCCACCGCGAGCGAGCAGAGGCCGCTGAGTCCGCCCTGAAGCCATTCAAAGACGCCGGGATCGAAGACCCTGCAGCGGCCGTCAAGGCTTTGAACACGGTCAAAAACCTGAACGACAAGAACCTGATCGACGCTGGTGAAGTTGACAAGATCAAGCAGGCGGCCATTGAGTCGGTGAAGAAGGAATATGAGCCGTTCGTTGCCAAGTCCAAAGACCTGGAGACGCAGCTCTACAGCGAAAAGATCGGCGGTGCGTTTGCGCGATCAAAGTTCATCACCGACAAGGTGGCCATCCCGGCAGACATGGTGCAGGCCGCTTTCGGCAGCCGGTTCAAGATCGTGGACGGCAAGACCGTGGCCCTCGATGCCAACGGCCAACAGATTTTCAGCCGCGTGAAGCACGGCGAGCCAGCTGATTTTGAGGAAGCCCTCGAAATCATGATCGACCAATACCCAAACCGGGATTCCATCCTGAAGGGCACTGGCGCATCGGGCGGCGGTGCGCAAGGCGGTGGTGGCGGTGGCGGCAAACGCACTGTCACTCGCACCCAGTTCGACGCGATGCCTCCAGATCAGCAGCGCGCCGTTTCACTCGAAGCAGGCAAGGGCACGGCGGTCATTGTTGACTGACCACCACTGCAGCTTTGAGTTTTCAGCCGATACCCGGA